GATTTAAGTGCTCAAGATGCAATTGTAAGTTATGCCAAAACAAATAACTTTCCTGCTGAAGCACAAGAGGGTTCATTTTGGGGACAACAACAAACTTCACTAAAAAATGTAGCCGATCAAGTAAATGAGTTTATCGGTGGTGTTGCAGAATCAATAGATGACATTAACCTAAATTTTGAAGGAAGTAGACGAAAAGAGTATGAAAATCTGTACTATCCACAAACCATTGCTACTTCAAAGCAAGATAGAATAAGATTTTCGATGCGTTATATTTCGGGTTCTAGAGATATAAATTTTAATTTTGGAAATAATAAACCTTTAGGTATAGGAAAAAGGACTACTACAGGTATCAATGGATCTGTGACTCTCCCAATTCCCGGAGGCATTTCAGATGCTAATAAGGTTAAATTCGATAATGACTCTCTTGGTGTACTTGGTGCTTTAGGATTTGGCGCTGCTTTAAATCCAGCAGCGGCAGCAGTAGCGGGCACAAAATTATTAGGTGAAGCACTTAACTCAGAACCAGAAGATATTAGAAAAGCTCTTGGGGGTGAGACAGGTTCAAATATAATAGCAGGATTGCGAA